CAAAAGAGATAGGGTTTGGTTCGTTGCCCACTCCGACAGCATCGGATTGGAAGGGGGGATGTACGAGAGCGGGAGAGAACGCAAAGTTTCAAGACAGTATGCTACAACATTACATCCACGCAAGACACGGGATTGTTGGGAAAACTTCCCAACTCAGCCCCCAATTTATAATGGAAATGATGGGATTCCCACCCGATTGGACACTATCTCCGTTCCTAAATGGAGAATCGAGTCAGTCAAAGCTGGAGGAAACGCAATCGTCCCACAAGTTGCACACCAAATATTTAAAGCAATACAAGAATATGAGCGATGTAACGGTAGGGGATTATAATATATATCCGGAATTAAAATTAAGGTCGGTAGATAAATTAAAAATAGTTTCTATATTTGAAGAATATACAAATCAGGATATTAGTGTTATGGAGTTATCTAAAAAACATAACGTACCATTTCAGAAATTATCTTGGCTAATAGAACAACACTTATTACCTACAAGAGCAGAAGAAACAAGAATAATAGCATTACAATCAAAAGTATAAACCACAAAAATGAAACCAGTTAAACAATTACCACAAGCAGTCGAGATAGAAGATGCTATTTTAGGAATATTACTTGACCAACCTAAAGCACTACACTCGGTGATTTCTAAATTGCCAATAGATGCTTTTTACTCTCACAAGAACCAAGTAATCTACAACGCAATTAGCGAACAATTTTCTGCATCACGTCCAACCGATTTAATCTCTATAAACTCAAAGCTACAAGCCGAGAAAAAGTTAGATTCTATTGGTGGTATAAATACCTTAATGGATTTGACAGCAGGAGTAGTAAATACATCCTCTCTTGAATATTATGTTGATATTGTAAGCGAAAACTACAAAAGAAGGCTTGGTATTATAAAAGCAAGTGAACTTGTAGATAAACTTTACAACGGAGATGAGATGGTGGATAACCTATCTTTGGCAAATGAGCTTACTTTAAGCCTTTCTAACGAAACATCTAACGTAGGTGGCATCCATATATCCAATTCTTTAATTGAGTTGATTAGAGAGCAGGAAATGGAGTTAAACGGAGAGTTTAGTGGTTGCAAGAGTGGATTTAAGGATTTAGATAAGCAAATTATAGGATTTAAGAACCAACAGGTTGTAATTGTTGCAGGTAGACCTGGAATGGGCAAGACAACTTTTGGGATTAATATTGCCTATCGTTTAGCAAAGCAAAATACACCAGTAGGCTTTTTTAGTTTAGAGATGAGCCATACCGAATTAACAAAGAAGTTTGCTGCTATTGAAACACAAATATCTAACTCAAGGATTAGAGAATTAGAAGAAAGTAAGTTACAAGAATATTTTACGAAATCTCAAAAGTTAGGAGCATTACCAATCCATATTGACGATAAGCCAAACGCATCTATTGACGACATCAGAGCAAGAGCAATTACAATGAAACGTCGCCACGACATTAAACTTATTGTTATCGACTATATACAACTAATAAACGTAGGCAAGAGCAAAGGCAATAGAGAGCAGGAGATTTCCGAGATTAGTCGTAAGATAAAGTTATTGGCAAAGGAATTAAATATACCGATTATCGCCATCGCACAGTTATCACGACAGGTAGAAACATCTGACCCTAAAATACCTTTCCTACACCACTTGAGAGAATCTGGTAGTATTGAGCAAGATGCGGATATGGTATTGATGTTGTGGAGGGCAGAATATTACGATTATCCCGAATTTGAGTTTGACGGTAAGATGGAGGATAGTAAAGGTAAATGTGTTTGCTTTGTACGCAAGAATAGAAATGGAGAAACTGGAAGGGTATTATTTAGAAATAATTTAGCACTATCTTCTTTCTACGATACAAGTGTTGAGAATTTTATTAAGCCTAATTTTGAATTTTAATTATATTAGCAAAAATTATTGATTATGGAACAAGAAAAAGCATTAAAAGTATTATTAGAAGTGGCATTGGTTGCCCAGTCAAAAGGAATTTTATCATTAGATGATGCAGTTGTAGTAAAAGAAGCATTTGACGTAATTGTAAAAACCTTGCCACAAGAAGAACCGGTTGTTGAAGAAGCTGTGGTTGCAGATGACGTTCAAGAGAATTAACTACAACATTGAGCTATTAGAATTAGTAAAAGATTATCTTTTAGCCAATCCAGATGTTAGATTTTGCCAAGCATTATATGCTCTTGGTATTGTTGATAAGCAGGATAGGTTTTATGAAGAGTCATCTAAAACATTAGCAAGATTAAGAGCCAATTTAGAAGACGAGTATGAAGACGACTTATACTAAAATAGAAGAACTTATTGGCAGCGAATGGCAATTTAGTCAATCAACAAAGGAGAGGGTTAAATTAATAAAAGTAGATAAGGCAAAAACTAAACTATCAGGAAAGGTACTTACATTTTCCCATATTGATTTAGACAAGCCTAATTTTGAAACAAACGAGCTTTATTTTAAACAAGATTTTTTAATTTGGGCAGATAGAATAAAATGAGAGTATTGGAAGCATTAGTAGATGAAATATCAAGGCAAAAGAAAATTGACGCTTTGATGAAATTGAAACAAGTTAAAGAACAAGAGTTAAAAGAAATTAGAAAGGCATTAAGATTAGTAATTCAAAAGCGATGAGCATAGAGGATAGCTTCAAGTACAAGTACAATTATATTCAGGATGAGTCGTACCAGAAACATTTAGACGAAAAGCATCCAAAGAATGTAAGCAATGTAATTAATACCGAGCGTATTTTTGAAAGTGGCAGCAAGAGAGATGATGATACCGATAAGCCATTAGTAAACCACTTAACTGCATATACTCGTTTACGATTTGGTTACTTACTTCGTGAAGGTGCTAATAAATATGGGAAGAATAACTGGCAGAAAGGTCAGCCAACTGAAACTGCATTAGAAAGCCTACACCGGCATTTAGCAAAGTATGAGATGGGAGATAGAAGCGAAGATCACTTGTCGGCTATTATATTTAACGTACAGTTGATCCTAAAGAATGAAGAGAAAGAAGGAATAAGTGTTGATAGTTTTTATAAGAAAGTTAAATAAGATTTAGTATTTTTGGTTGTGGTTATCGCCCAAAGGGTTTTTTCATTGGTTTCCCTTTTGGGTAAAGATTGGGGGCGATTAGCCCCCTTTCTCGTTTTACACCTCCGCAATTTCTATAACCAACCTATCTTCACCTTCCTCGTAACAATAACTTAATTCCTTAACGTACTTTACATTATCGTCTAAAAATATTTGTCCTTTAGCAAGGTCTAAAAAGCACTTGGCCCATAAGCCACATTTATTATCTAAATCCCAATTTTTTAGATTACGACGATATATTAATTTAATCTTAACTGGCTTTTCTATAAGACCTATTTCTGCAAACTCTTTACACCAAAGAAACTCTTTAAGTTCCTGCACAATTTTCTGCCTAACTGAATAATGTATCCCAGCATAAATAGCATTGTAACCAAGATAAATCTTACGCTTCTTGACCTTGCCAATCTCGATGAATGTAGGAGGATTATCATATACTAACCTAATCATTTTTGTATTGATAAAGCATCTAATATTGCGTCTATCTCATTACATATCTTTACTTGCAAAGCATACTTTTGAGGAGCATTACTATCTTCAAGAATTGTTAGCATTTCAGTCAAGGTCATCATATATTCGGCTAAATCGCCAAACGTAAGCCTTTCATCATTCTTTGGTTTTTCTTTTAAATCCATTCTATTTTACGACCTAAATCCATTGGAATAAATAACCCTATTTTACCATCTATAACTATACCACAACCAAGTGTAGGTCTTTTAGCAAATTGTTTAGCATAAGCCACAGCATAAGCATTTACATCAAGTCCACAGCCTACGTTTAAGCCAAATATCATATCTCTATCACTTGCACTATACATAACTCCACCAAAAGAATGGATATGGCCGATAACTGTTGATTGGCGATTATCCTTTGCTCTATTTAAAGCTCCCATCTGACCACTACTTCCTGTTCCGTGAGTATATAGAACATTATCAATTTCGTGGGTATAATCCCATTTCCAACCTTTAGGATAACCCATAATATCGTTATAGGTCTTCATCATTGACTTCGGTAAACCTGCTGTTTGCATCTTCCTAAAAGGCAAAGCCGAGTGGTTTCCAATACAACCATAAACCTCTGGAAAGGCAGTCCACCATTTCTCGTGTTCCTTAATAGCCAATTCTAATTCGTTACCTGCCGAATGACCATCAGGATCAGTTTCGTGGTAGCTTATAGCGTGGAAATCCGTATCATCACCAATATCTACAATAGTATCTACTTGGAACTTGTTAAATACCTCGTAAATAAATTTAAAATAATCCGGATGAGTGAAAGGTGCGTGGCGGTCGCCAATAATACCTACGACATTAGAGTTTCTAAAACTTCTAACTAAATCGTATTCACCAGAATTTAATCTTGGACGAAAGTTCTTTTGCATATTTAATTGCGTTTGATTTTAACACTAAAGTAAGAACTATAATGCTAATAATCAAGAAAATAAAGAAATCTGTGTAATTAAAGTTTCCTTTGGCGACAACTGACTTTCCTTTTTGTTTAATAAATACGTTTCTATATTCCACTTTTTTCTCGTAAATTTTGATTGGAATGGACTTTTCTCCCTGTATTGATAGGATACTATACACCCCTTTCTTATAGGCTATCTTAACTTTACCTTTACCATTTGTTGATAAATTAATAATAGTATCTTTTAGTGGTTGAGTAAAAGAGTAGGATATTGTATCACTTTTTAAGGTAATAATAGTATCTACGATTCTCTCGGTAACTATCTTTGTGTTATCAATATAAAGGCTATCTGTCTTTGTTACTATTCTTGTTTTGAAGATACCGCAAGAAGAAAGTAATAATAGCAAGAAGCATAAACTATTTCTTATCGCCATCTTTCGCTTGTAATAAACCTATACCTATACCAATAGTAACTGCTGAATCTGTCCAATTAGTTTTGCCCATAAGAACAGAAACAATACCACCAACAATTAATCCCCATCCAATAGCACTTGTCTTCCAACTCTTGCCTAATAACTTAAATAATAATTTTTCCATTACTTTCCTTGCCCCCTATATTTTTTAGTGTATAATTTAGATTGTTTTAATTTAGAAGCTCCTTTTTTAGAATGGCGACCTGGTCTTTTTCTTTTAGGCTTCTTCTTAAATAATTTAATATCTGCTACTTTTGCTCTTGCCATCTTATTTGCCTAAATATAATTGGTATTCTCTTTTTCTTCTGTTTAGTAAAATTGGTTTACCTCCTGCATTCTTCCACATCTCAAAGGCAGCACCTATCGTAGGGTCATTCGGATTAGCATTAACTTTTTTTACTAACGTAGATTTATTAAATGCTCCTGTGCCAATGTTAAAGCAAAGGCTAACCAAAGCGTCAAACTGATTCTGATTTATATCATCACGAGTATGGGCATACACACACATCTCATAATGCTTCAAAACATTCTGGAATAGGATATAAGCACGTTCCTTTGTAATAGGCTTATCGGTCATTTTAACCTTCGTACCGTCTTCGTAATAGGTAGAGCCAATACCAATCGTAGGAACTCCTGCACTACACTTATATGGCTTTAAAACAAGTCCTTCTTCTTTGGCAATAAACTCCAAACCTTTTTTACTTACTTTTTTAATTTCCATTACTTTAATAAATCTGTGATTATTTTAATTGCTCCTACTCCAATAAGCGTAATCAATGCCCAAAGATAATTCTTGTATTTCTTGAACTCATCTCTCAAATCGTAAAATGACTTTTTTGTTTCTCTATAATCCCTAACCAAACCTTTGCTATCTGGGTCTAATGGACTACCTGCTAATAGGTCGTGAATATCTTTTACCATTACCTTCATCTCCGATAATTGGTGCTTTAGGTTTTCTATTTCTTCAGCCATTGTATCAAGCCTATTTTTTTCGTGGGCAGTCATTATGAGATTACTGTTTGATTTACTACTGTTTTTCCTGTTGAATCTGAAAATTTAGATGAGTATAATAAAGCATCGTATGTTGCATTTTTAAGGTCTATACTATAATCCAATAAAGCAAAATTAACACTATTATAACTTGTAATTTGATAACTAAATTTACGACCTATAAATAAACTTGCATCTGACTTAAAAGTACCTTCTATTGTAACATTAGACAAACCTATATTTTTTAATATTGCAGATGATATATTACCTAATTGTGTTTTTAAAGATGCGTAAGATATATTTGCACAACCTATATTTTGATAACTTAAAGCTATACCACTTGCAGGGTTATTATAAGCATCAAATATATTATTACCATAAGAACCTGCTACATACATTGGATTTTTAGCCTTTGCATCTCCTAAAGTAAATAATGTAGGTGGTACATATTTTTGAGATTCGCTAATAAATACACCAGATTCTAAACTAAATGAATTATCTGAATTTACAAAACCATCAAATTTAGTTATAAACTTTTGTGATGTTGGAAGTCCTGTAATTATAGAACCTTTAAATGTTTGAAGATTACAATACTCTACAAATAATTGATATGGGTCGGTCGCAGAAGCAACAGTTAAGTTTCTATATGGTTGGTATTGTCTTATTTTTATCTTTGCATTATCGGGAATATCTAATACTCCTTTTATATCATAGTAAATTTTATCTGAATCATTACCAAGATAATTTGGTATTAGTGTTAATGGTAGACTACCTGATGCTGTTGGAGTATACCCTGATTCAAATTTATTATTAGTATAGTTATAATAGAATGTTGTTTCAACACCATTTTCATCATTAGCAATTAAAACTAATGCTACAACAGGTCTTGGTCTATAATTAAATTGATTTATAGTACCACCAGTAGGAGGTAAATTTTTTAATCTACCATCTGTCCAAGCTAAATAAGAAAAAGAAAATACATCACCAGAAGAAACACTAAATTCCTCACTATCTATATATACACCTAAATCAAAACCAGCCTGATATTTTGCAGGAAATTTAGTTGCATAATTAGTTCCAAATGATTGAGTTTTTAATAACGCATAAGGATAAAATGGTCTTGCCTGTATTGTATTTGGTTGTGCATCTATACCTTGATATATTAATTCACGACCACTTGGTTCATACCAACTATTTACAGCATAATAAGAACCTGCACCTGTATATCTTGCAACTTCAGATACAGATGACATATTGTAATTTGGAGTATTGTAATTTAAAGATGCGGAATTAGATATTACAACATTTTCAATAGGATAATTAAACCTAATTGTTTGGCTTCTTCCTATATTTGGCAAAGTTGAATTTAAGGGTCTTATAGGGTCATACTCACTTGCATAAGCATAAAATGAATATTCAACTTCATCGGTTGCAACATCATAATTATCTACTGTATATTCAATGGTATCTACATTTTCAGTTGTATTATTTACAAGAGAATCGTAAGACCTTATATGCAATATATTATTTTTATAGAAAGCAATTAATCCAAATTGAGAACAAAGACCTTCTAAAACTTCAAATAATGTTTTATACTTTCCAAGCTCTTGTAAAAAAGCATTTTTCTGTATAAGCATTGAACTTAAATCAATAGTTGAATTGACTGTTGCTCCATTACCATTAACGTAAGATTGTGTTAAAGAATATGGAAATGGATATTCTAAAGAAACTTTATTTGTTATATAGGAAAAATAACAACACCTCATTATTACATCAAGCAAAGATATTTTATCACTTGGAAAGTAACGTATTAAATTAGTATTACCAGCTTCAAAATTGTAAAATCTATTAATCTTCATTAATCCAAAATCGGAAAATTGAAGTGAGAATGTTATAGGTGCTATTTCACTTAATGAAACATCTGTATTATATATAAAATAACCCTGCCAAATTATATTATAACTACCACCATTCTTTATCTTAACTTCTAATAGAAATGTATCAAAATTAGCAGTAATAAATTCCCTAATATCAAATCCACTTTCAGAAAATATCTTTTGATAGGTTTCCCAAATGTTTTCGTTAGGAGTCCATTCATCAGTACCAAGACCTTCTCCAACATAATTAAATAATAGATTTAAAGTAGCCTTTGTAGCAATAACTGGTCTGTAACCACCATTACCACCATCGCTATCAGTTTCTATAACTAAAGGAGTTCCTGTTCCACTAACCTCGTGTACAAAACCACTATATCCTTTTTTATAGATTGTGGCTATGTATTGACCAGTAGTATTTTGGTAAACATCAGAAAATGTTAATGTATATTTTGCACCGTATCCTGTAAATGCCATTAGAAGTAATTTTTTCTATTTTTTGATGCTCTGTCTAATAAGATAACTAAATCGTTACCACTAATTCTTGCACTTAATTGACCACCCATATCTCCACCAATGCTACCACCTATTATTTTTGTTAATTTATCTAATGGAGCAACTACTTCGGGGTTATTTCTTGCACCGGGATATTCACCTATTAATGCGTTTGTAGGGCCACTAACGATACCACCTGCTGCGAATGGTCTTACACCTCCATAATTACCACTCATAGCATTTGATGAATTACTACCACTATTATTTGAACCTGATTTTGAAATTGCTCCTGCCCTACCTCTTGCATAACCTGCTAATGTTAATAATGCAACACCTGCTGCAATGGCAACTACTGGATTTAAACTTTCTAATGAAGCCTTGATAGCTTTTACACCAAGACCAACTCCAATAGCTAACTCTCCTAATTGTTGGGCAACAGTTGCAAGAGAACCAAGAAATGCAGCACCAGCAGCGTTAGCAATATTTCCACCAGTTGCAATAGCTTCACCAACAGCCATAAAACTTGATGATATGGTTGCTACAATACCATTTTGAAGAATATTTGTAATTTCATCATTTATTCCCCACATTGCATTTGTAAAATCCCTTAATCCTAAAAGATTCTTTGTTTCAACCTTTCTTGTAAAGAATTTATCCGCCTCTTTATTTATTTTTTCAAATGGCTTTGCGTTATTTATATCACCGAATGTTTTTGTGATTTCTTTTAATGGCTTACCACCATCTAAATTATCTACAACAGCTTTTGTATATTTTGCAATTTCTGCCCATATATTAGCATTTCTTTCATTTAATATATTTGTATCTGATGTAGAGTTATAAATAACTTGGTCTAAATCAAAAAGTTCTTTTTTAAGTACAGCTTGTCTTGCGAATGATTTTTCAGCTTCTGCATTTATAGCTACTGAACCAGGAGTAGCACCTGTACTAACTCTTACAGCATTAGGATCAACTCCAGCTGTTTTACCTTGTTCAATAAGTAACTCATTTTGCTTTTGAATAGATAAATTCCTTGCTTCTAAAATCCTTGTATTATTATCTAATATTCTTGATGCGTTGGCTACTATTTTATCTTTACCAGCCTCTGCAATAGCAACACCATAAATACTATCCCTTAAACCATTATAAGCAGCCTCGTTTTTACCTAAAGCTATTTGTTCAGCACTTAAATTTGCAAATGTAGTTGGGTATTGGTCTTGAAGTCCCTTTGCTGCTTTTAATCTCAAATACATTGAATTTGAAACATCGGTAGCAGCTCTATAAAGCATATCAAGGCTTGTTACCTCATCCAATGCAGCCTGTCTACCTCTTAATTGTACTTCAGTTGTGTCTTCTAAACTTTCTCTCCATTCATCAATAGATTGTTTATTTTTATCAACAGCATTTGAAGAGTATGCCCAAATTGTTAATCCGGCAGTTAGAATTGAACCTAATATTGATAGTGCAGTACCAGCAGCACCTGTTAATCCAGCCAATAAAGTTAATTGGTCAATAAGGATAGGAATGTTATTTGATATAGCAAGTAATCCCAACCCGAATGATTGGGAAAAGAAACCAGCATCACGAATAACTTGACCAAAAGCGAAGGCGGCTAATCTTCCTCTATTGGCTTCTCTTTCTAATGCTTTTGTAGATTTTGCAGCACCATCAACAGATTTATCAAATTGAGCTAACGTAGATTGAGCTTCGCCAATAGCTTTTCTTAATCCTTGTAAATTGGCATTTATGGTTACCTGAAAATTACTATCCATTGTTGTTTAATTTGTTAGCGACTTTCTCAAAGTCCTCTTTGCTTAATGGTTCTTGCTTTGGCTTTTTGGGTTTGCCAAGATTATCAGTCCACAATGGCATAAGTTTATCAGCAGCTTTTTGATCGTGCTTCTTACCTACATTTGTATTATACAACATAGCTATAATGCTACGAGTATGTTCCCATTGCTTTGTTTCTTTCTTTATATGACCATAGACCAACCGGTTATAGTCAGCCCAAGTCATATCGTAAAATTGGTCGGGGAGAAGTCCTATCTCACCTATGGCGAAGTCTAAAACGTCCCCCCAGCCTATTTTTTTGGCTTTACAGAACTTGGTTTAGATGAAGCCTCTATTGCTTGGTTTGTTTCTATAACACCTTGAGATAATTGTGCTGATTGTTCAAACACTTGGATAATTTCAGTTATCTGTGTCATAGGCATATCATCTACCCAAAGCAATACTTCATCTTGTGTAAAATCCTCTATTTCTTTTTTAATAAAGCAGTTGTTTTTAAGTCCACAATAAACCAAATCAGCACATAGCTTAATAGGGTTTTGTTCGTTAAACTCTGCAACTCCAGTATTATTGATTTTAGAGTATTCCATTAATGCGTAATTGCCAAACTTGACACCACGCTTTTTACCACCTAATTCTAATTGAATGTAACCTGTCATAATTTTTCTTCGTTAAATAAATGTGGCTATCGCCCGAAGAAGTTTAATTAGGATACAGTAGATTGGGTTAATGCACCTGTTCCTTGAAAAGATACGCTGAAACCAGCAGGACTTTCCATATCAGCAGTTTGTGAGATAGAAGTAATGAATGCGTTACCGCTCAATAACATATCACCAGCAGTTGCAGTAGAAAAAGTTACAGCTACAGCAGTACGAGCAATTAATAAAGCTACAAGCTCATCAGTTTCTACTTTTGCATCAGTTGCATAATCCACAAGACCATCAGAAGATAAAGTGAAAGAACGCACACCTGCGAAAAATTCTGACCAACCTGCTGAATCTTTAGTGGTTGCATCTGGTAAATCTACCGATAGTTCTAAACTTGCAGTAGTTGCTTTTAGTAGAGCTACACCGCCTACTTTGATTGTTAAATTTGTTCCGTTAATTAAAGCCATTTTTTTGTTATTTTAAAGTTTAAGTTTATGCGATTGTTTCTAAAAAGATTTCTGTGCCTTGTAATGTGCCTGAATACGTTACTACGTCCTCCATAGGGCCATCAATAGTTAGTGATGATACATATACATACCCATTATAAATTAATGCACCAGGAGTCGCAGGATTAGCTGCTGTGAACTTTGCTAAAAATTTAGTTTTGTTCTCAATAGCAGTTTCTAACCAAGCAGGATCAATATTGTCTGAATAATCTACAAGACCTTCAAAGTCCATTGTAAAACTTCTTGATCCAATAAGAAATTCGCTCCATCCGGCACTATCTCTTGAGGTTACATCGATTGTATTTGCTTCTACGTTTAATGTAAAGCTACGAGAGTGTCCAAATGCTCTGTTGTTTACTCCATCAAGTACATAAAGTACAAGGTCTGTTCCGTTTACTAATGCCATTTTATAATTGTTCTACTATATTTCTAATTCTAATTACTTTTCTTACTTCGTAAAAGCCATCATATTGACTTTCTATATAATTTGTTGACTCAAGGCTATTTGTTATAACCTTAAAATCAGCAGAAGCATCAGGCAAAGAACTACGATTTAAAAGTAGTAGCATTACTTGATTTGATATATTATCAGCATCTGATTTGGTATAATTCGTTCCGTCAGTACCTGTAAAAATTTGTATCGTTACAACACAATTATTATTGAAGTTTGTCTTTGTACTTTCGTCTATAACACTAATATTTGATATTTGTATATAGGGATAAGTAGCAGTATCAGGAACATTATCGTAAGTTGGAACATTACTACCACTTAAAGTAACACTCCCATTCAATTTATTAAAATAAGCCTTTCTTAAACTGAAGCCTACGTCTTTCATATTATGCTTTTAAATCGCCAGTTAAGTACCACTCATCAGTATTTGTTTTGGTAAGTTTTACCTCTGCATATCTTGCATATGGTTGTCTTACACTTGAACGAGTTCTTAATGTTACTCCAGTATCTCCACTAAATGTTGGTACACCAGCACCACCTTGAACAAACCAAATTTGAGTTCCAATAGGGAAAGCAACCGAAGCGTTTGTAGGTATTGTTACTGCTATTGCACTACCAGAAGTTGTTTCAAAAAAACTACCTTTATCATTTAAACCTAATGTGAATGCAGTACCACTTGAAGCACGCATTATAATATTGTGGTCTAAACCACCATTCACTTGAACAAGGTTTGAGTTTCCAGTTATTGCAGTAGTAGTACCAAACAACACCTTACCATCTGCTTGTATTCTTTGTCTTACGGTTGGTGTTCCAGTTACTTGGTCAGTAGCAAAATCTAAATAAGCATCGGGTGAAGTATCTAATGCGTGTGCAGAAATATATGCCTTTACACTACCACCAGGAGCAGTAGCATCACTACTATAAAATTCAATTTTACCAATTACTTGGTTTGCAGCAGTAGTTGTATCGGTATCTACAAAACGTAAAGTATTATTTTCTCCACTATTATTATCTCCAGTAATTTCTAAACGCTTTGTTGCAGTTGTAGTACTACCTACATTTAGCGTTCCACTTGCACCAATATCTGCAATGCTTAATTTACCACTTCCAGTTATATTAGTAGCACCACTTAAAGCACCACCCATTGCTATTGTAGTTGAACCACTTAAAGCACCAGCATTTGTAATACCTCCATTATTATTATTTATACCACCAATAACACTAAGACCTCCCGCATTAATACCAATACCTCCACCTTGAATAGCAAGTCCCGAATATATTGTTGTAGCACCACCAGCTATTACTTTAAACGTATAATCACCATCTCCTAAATAACCAACTCCAAAAGTAGCACTACCACTATCAATACCAACAACACTTCCAGCTTGAGTTATTAAAGAGTTAGTTATTGTATTTGAAGAATTAAACAAAGGAATATTAGCAGTAGTTCCACTACCACCAATTTTACCATTAAAAGTATTCCAATTGGTAGATGATAAATAACCATCAGTCGATGTTGTTGCTTGTGAAATACTTAAAGTTCTATTCGCACTCAAATCACCACCACCACTTAATGGTGCAGTAGTAGATATGCTTCGTGTAGTAGCAACCTTGTTATTGAACGTAGTCCAATCGGTAGAAGTTAAGTACCCATCAACGCTTGTGGTCGCAGCACCTAATTTGCTTTTAATCGTAGCGTTTGTTTCATCACCAGTATTGGTATTTGATGAAGTTCCACTAAAATTACTTGCAGATAAGGTAGATGATACTGCTAATGTACCAGTAATACTTGCAGATACTGTCGATAAACTTAACGCACTATTGTTACCTAATCCATCAGTAATTAATTTTAATGATGAGGTTAGTGGGCCGTTATCCGTTACTTTTAATAAGGCATCGTATGAAGATGCTATGGTTTGTCCTGTTAATGAAGCCATTTTTTATTTTTTGCTAATATAGTTAAATTTTTTAACTTTTACAACATTTTTTTTCAACAGATTATTTAAAGAATCCTCTTATAAATTTCATTCCTTCCAAGTCAATAGTATTTAAAAAATAATACCTTCCTTGTATTGGTTGTTTATTTCTAAATTTAATACTTGGACTCTTATAAGGTGCAGCTACCGATAATGTATCAATACCACTTTGCCAACCTGTTAATATTCTTAAACTATCACTTGGACTTTGACGAGTACCAAATTCAAGGTATATAAATTCTTTTATTGGTCTTGCTGTTGCAATTCCGGTAATGCTATTTTTTCCATTATACATTTTATAGTATATAGGATTTCCAAGTAGAGTAATATTACCATCTTGGTTGTTAGAAGCATATTGTCTATTTGTAGTATTTGTTATTGTACTAACAGCTTCCTCTACTTTCTCCTCTGCTCTTGATTGTATTCTCTCAACCCATTTGTTTAGGTAATACATAACTCTTGCAGATGATCCACCTTTGCTATTTGTACTCGCACTATAACTTTTTGATATTGCCATTAATTACGTTTCCAAGCTACAATTCTTATATAATATCTTTTCTCATCGTCTAATCTAACAGAATGAATGATATAATCATCACCTCTATATTTTATCTTAAACTTCTTATCTATACTACCGGTATCATCACTCCAATTAGTCAATATATTATTCCAAATGTTATCAGTTCCATAAGTTAATCCACCTGAACGATACCTAATTGTAAATAGATATTTATTGTTTATAACCCTCTCTCCACCTTCAATAAATAAATCTCCATCAAATGGCTCAACCCTCGCTAATGTTGTTGTATATAGCGTATAATTAGGTTTAGTGCCACCTGCTGAATCAGTAGTTAATGAAAAGTTATAAAACTCTACAATTTCTCTGAAATCTGATATTTTGTAATCTGATCTTCTCATTAAAACATTACTATTCTACGATAACTATTAGCAGTTTTTTTAGCACTATTTGATAATTCAGTAACACTACCCTCAATCGTACTTTCTCTATATTGGAAATCTATTGCTACTTGTTTCATTATAGCAACCTTTAAATCACTTGGCAAAGAAGTATAACCTGCTACATATTGAATTTCAATAGGAGTATCAATACCAAAGAAGCGAATATTTTTAAAGTTATTTCCTGTAATTAGATAATCAGTTCCTGCTGTTAGCGTAGTTTTAGTACCACTTTCGTCGATAGATTTAACGTGGGTAATTGATTGAATAGGCCCATAAGGAATATCAATATTATCAGAAACTTGTTGAAATGTAGAAACTAATGTTTTAGTACCAAAAGTACAACCTGTATATCTCTCAAGATTTGTTCTTGCCGATGAAATTAAAGTAGCAATTAAGCTATCCCAAGAACCATAATCAATATTAAGATACTCCTTCATAGTGGCAACGCTAACCGGCTCACTTGAAATATCGTTAGTAATTTGTACGTCTAATCCTAAAGTCATTATTTAGTTTTTTTAATAGTTTTTAATTCTTTAGTTTTTACTTCTTCCTTTTCTTCCTTCTCTACAACTTCCTCTTCAACAGCACCTAATACTTTTACTAATTTTCTTGCTACAAGCATTTCTGCTCTCTGGCTATCAACTACAAATTCCTCCCCTACTAAAACAGGTCTATCAAGTTCAACATCTCTGTAATTGTAGATTACTTTTACTTTTGTTTCCATAATTTATATTTTTTGAAAGTAGGGGGGAAGACGATTCCCCCAGTATAAATACTTTCCAAACTACTTTAGTAATTAGGCAACGTTACCTAAATCAGCAAATACGAATGCGTCAAGACGATCGATAGCCAATACTTCACGAGCCTCAACGCGGCAAGTAACCAAGTTTTTCTGAACGTTATCAGAATCTTGCTCGAAGAATTCTACCATTAAATCGTCAACAACAACACGCTTTGCATAGTTCCAATCACCTACTAATACTTTATCATCAGCGATGAAAGAAGACTTGTAAACTGGGATACCAGCGATAGCGATATTACCATTAGCGTCGATAGTGAAACCACCTGGTACTGAATAATCAGCAGGTTTAGTGGTTACTAATCTTGCCCATTGCTTAGGATTAACTACGATACCATTTACGTTAAAGTCATTAGCCTCTAAGTTAGCAACATAATCAATGATTTGCTCAGCATCTACGGTAGCAGAAGTGGTAGTAGAACCAGTTGCAGCACCTGATAAATCGGTGTAGAATTTAGAATCTTCAGCTTTGTAGAAATCACGCAATAACATTTGTGGCAATGCAGTTTGCAAGAAAGGTAAATCTTGTAACATTGATTTGTCAATACGAGCAAAACCAGCAATGTAACGAGCAGTGTAAGTAACAGCAGTTAAATCGTAATCGATTTGAGTTTTAGCATCACCTGGAGTAGACTGAACTGAGATAGAACCTTCAGTACCAGTTTCACGATATAGGGTGTAGATACCAGTCGCAGAAGAAACAGCAGGAATTAAATCTCTGAAGTTAATTTTACGATTAGGAACCATAGCAACACCTGGCTGATAGGTACGCATAGCATCACCAGTCAAGTTGTTAGAAACAGTCATATTACCAACTGCCTTTAAGTTAAATTTTACTTTGTTACCCAAAGATACTTCTTTAATTGAGTCAAAGTTTTTAGCGATTAATTCGCCAAAAGAGTTAGAGAATGATTTTTCTTCCATTTTGTTTTCGGTAGATTTTTGTAATTTAATTTCGATTTCATCAAGACGATTCTCAATCGCTTGTGATTTTTCAGTTAATTGTTCAGCAACCTCTGTTTTAAGGTTCTCGTTAATTAACGATTTTAATTGTTCAACTTTTTCCATTTTGATAACTTTCTATTAGTGAATTTAATATTAACTCGTACTCATCTTCTTCAGTTGGTGCTTCAACAGGAGTTTCCATAACTGGTTCTTCCATTGGCATTTCTTCAGAAGGCACAACTTCATCTTCAGGCATAACCTCATCTTCTGTCGGGTAAGATTCCTCGTGAGTATCTTCTATTTCGATAGTAACTGTAACACAGCTCTTATCTTCAGATGGCTCAGGAGTATCTACTGACACTTCTTTAAATGATTCTAATTCTTTATGAAGTTGTAATAGTTGGAGTTCTAATTTTAAAAATGTTTCGTCGGTGTATTTACCGTTCTTGATAGCCTTTAGGATATTATCCATCATTTGGCTCACGCTTTCGTAAGATTTCATACCTGTAATTGGAGTCATTTCGTTAGCACCCCAGCCTTGTAATGAAGAACCTTCATATAACTTAACCTCCGAGATTTCGTTATAGTGTCCTTGCTTCTTTTGTTTAATTGTTACAAATCCGATTGAATGTTCGTTGATAAGACCATCTTCTACCATTAACAAGAAATCACGACCCAAAGTATGGCGACCTGCTTTACTTTCGTAATATAAACCCTTATTGTCTTCTGTTAGTGATAAAATTTTACCGACCGCTTTAGTAGCATCGTGGTCTAATAAATGGCGAACTCTTTGGAAATTCTCTTGTATGGTTTTAGTAAATGCTCCCTTACGGATAACATCACCATCACTATCCATATTGTCAAATGATGAGAAATAACCGGTTACAATTCCTTTTTTAACATCCACATCAGAGATGCCTTGATTTAAGTTTTTGTAAATTAACATATCTTATTTATCTATTTGTTTTAATTTTTAAATATCTATCAATCGAGCTTTTTGATATATCATATTTGATAGATAAATCTTTTTGTGAATATTTTCCAGTAGCATAATCACTTTTTAATTTATCTATTAAATCTATTGATACTTTATAAACTCCCTTATTTTTTGCAACAATTCCTTTATTGGCACTATAATCCCCACCATCCGTTGCATTTATTAATTTTACTCCCAAATCTCTAAGAGTTTTAATATAATATATTTCCCTATCTTTTGCCTCTTTGGCTGTCTTTATACCATCCTCAATGATAAATGCCATTATGCTATTACCATATTTTTTAATCCAATTTACCTTATGCGCATTATGTCTAAAATCACACATATGCTGTTTTAGTCTATGTTCAATACTTTTAGATGTCAATCCAACATATCTAATATTAAATGGATTATCAGCTAATGCATATATTTTAAAATCAGGCATTTTCTATCTCTTTTAACTTTCTTTGCGCCCACTCAATTCCCTCTCTTCCTCCCCAAGCATCTACCATCAATCCACCACATCCTTCTTCGTAAGGGATATTTTCGTGTTGTAGATGTCTAGCAAAACTTGCCATTCTTGCAATGGTATCACGACTAATGTTTTCTCTATTGGCTAACTGATTTGCTCTTTGCTTTCCAACAGGAGTACCACATTCGCCCCAACCATTCTTTTCTGCCCAAGCCAAAGCACGTTTTGCATTGTCAGTTGCTGCTTGTGGGTAATCGTTATAAGTTTCTGCTTTTTGATTAGGCTTCTTTGCGTATGCTTCTAAAAAACGAGTTACAAAGCTCATAGCAAAAGCATTTTCATTGCCTCTTAAATTTTGCTCACCAAATACTCTGATACCTGTTGCAAATACTTCTTCTAACTTACCAACCGTTACTCTCTTGCCTGGATTGTTCTTATTGAACTCGGTTACCATTGACTGAAATTGTGCTAAAGGCTTTTCTTCCATCTTAACACTTGCTTGTGCTTCAGCAATACCAACTGCTTGTTCAATAGGGTCAATGTTCATAGAGTCGATAGGCTTAACCTGAATACTCACATAAACCTTATCCATATTCGGGTCTTCGTTTCTACCATAACCCATTTCTTCAAGTTTCTGATTTGGTGTAAGCCACCAAGCACGTTCAAGATACTGTATTTGTTCTTTCTTGTCCTCTTGCAGCTCTGGGAATACACTCAAATCAAAATCCAAGAAGTAGTCTTTACCATCTGACCTCTTATAAGGCTCTACAAGCCACTTATTCAAGTCATACCTTGCAGATATTAGTTCAGGTAAAATAGCGTCGCTAATCAAGGCTTTACGAGCCTCGTACATATTATTATAGGTCTTATTGTCTGGGTCATTTAGCAATGCAGAGTTAATCTTATAAACATTACATATTTGACGCAAACTCATTTTTTGTGAGTCGATAATAGCCAAGTCAACAGGAGAAAGTCCTAATTGTTGCCATCCGATTTTTGCAGAAGATATTACTATCTTTCCTTGATTATCAACACCACTATTTTCGGTCTGCCACTTACGTTGTAATTCGTATGCTTGTTCAGGACTCATCCCATCATCGCTATTATCATACAAGATACCCATAGCACCTGTATTTTGGAATAGCTTAACACTTGCGGTTTGAGCATCGTTTGATTGTTGCAATACTCTTAATGCAGCACGAAGTGGAGATTGTCCATAAAGGTGAGAACCTTCAGTAGAATAATCGGGATTCCAATATTTCGAGTGCATCACCTTCTCGGCAGGTAAATCTTGACTATCGTATTTTGTAGTTAGGGTATAACCAGAAACAGGGTCATAACGACCATTACTGATAATTCTAACCAAGTGTGCAGGTAGGATATAAAGTTGTTTAAACTTACCGGCATTTGCACCAGTTACAGGCCCAACCCCATACATATATGAGTTACCTGTAATTAACTTAAACCCATAGTAGTTATCCATAAACTCGTAATACGATTGTAATTCGTTCGGGTTTAATAGGGTTTGTACTATTGGATTGTTATTATTTACTTCTTCTAAAGCCTTTGTTCTTAAATGAAGTGCTTCTGCAACATCTTGTGATTTAGAGATATTAGAAGTAAATGCCTTATATTTTTGGAAGGCTCTATCGTCTTTTACCTCATAAAGAATAGGAGGAGCAGTCGCTGCCTTTCTCGTTATCAAGTTGATGGCTGCATATACGTCAGCATTATACTGATAGCCTTTCTCGACATAGGTTTGAAATGTATCTTCACCAAATACAGGAGCTTTCCCAATCTGATTGAAAATCATTTGTGCATACTTGGGGTCTATACCCTTTTGAACCATTATTGGTTGCTGTGGCTGTTTAGCCTTTAAAAAATCGAATAATCCCATTTATATAACGTACCATTTACGTTCCTTACCAAATCTTGTAAAAAAAGCACAGCGAACCGCATCTAAACAATGGTTAAAGTTGTCGATTGGAGTATTGGTACTTTCTCCGTTCTGCATTATCCATTGGTAATTTTTTACCTCTGTTGCTAAATTTTTACTTCTTTGTGTATAGAACACTTTATATTCTTTTAGTTTATTTATTCCTGCCAATACAGAACCTTTGCCTTTCTTCTGTGGTTTGACGTTGAAATTCAATCGTAAGTCAGCTATTGACTTTGGTTCTGCACTATCTGCAAATATTTCAGCGTATGGGTCAACCCCATTTTTCTTTAAACTATTAGCAATATCTTTATTTGTCATTTTAGTTGCATAAAACAATTCATCAAGATATATACTCTCGCCAACCTTTGCCATCCTAACACAAGCAGTAGGGTCATTAGTAAATCCAAAGTCAAGACCATAAAACACTTCATCCACATCGGGAAAAGTATCGCACATCTGCCAATCTGGATAAACCAAACTTTCAGTTGCAGGTCTTGGGTCTTGCTGATAGAGTGAATTAAAAATGATAGGACTTGACTCCTTAATCTTTTCTAATCTCTCTGCGGATTGTCTATCTTCCCAAAGTGCTTCTCCAACCTTTCTTTTATCGTAACTCCTACCATCATCCTCACTTTCTCTTAAAGCAGGTAGGGTAATTATATGCCAATCATTATCTCGCTTCTCCGCACGTCCAAGAGGATCATCATTATCCCATCTTGTAGCGATTAGTAATTGTTTACCATTATTTTGAAGCCTACTCTCGGCTACCGAAGTAAACCAATCCCAAACCGTTTCTCTTACGTTTAATGACTTTGCTTCACTATAATCTTTTATCAAGTCATCGCAAATCAAAACATCCACACTAAATCCGGTAAGCGAACCACCTGTTCCAACTGACTTTAGATAACCTCTTTTGCCTATAACCTCAAACATATCGTTGTTACGAATAGCCTCACCACTTCTTGGTTTAGCCAGTTTAGTTTCAGGGAATATCTTACGATACTCGGCACTATCTATAATCTTTTGTACCTCCCTATTGAATCTTGATGCTAAATCAGCTGTATAGGAAGCGATAACTATTTTTAAGTCAGGGTTCACTCCGAGCAGGTAGGCGGGATATAGTTGGGTCGCCAGAGTGGACTTGCCATGTTGCGGAGGCATAGAAATCATTAACTTTTTATCATCGTCATCTCTATACAGCGTCATTAGCGATTCCATAATATGGGAATGAAACCAAGTCGCCTCAAAATCTTTTTTAATAAACCTTACAAAGAACGAGAAGTCATTACGTGCTAAATCAATAGCAGCAGACTCCAACAAATCATTATCTATCTTCATTCAATACACTCCCAGTTAAGTACCTTTCGGCTAATTGACGCTTCAACTCTTCATCCATATCGCTAACGTCTACTTTTGTGGTTTGTGTGGCTTGTATTTCTACGTTTTGTTTATCCGACCAACCATAATGGTTCTTTAGGGCAAAAATAGCCATAGTCGCATTAGTTTGGTTTTTCAACGCTGATTCAAAAATCCTATTCTCAAATCTTTGCTTTATATATTCAATACGCTCTAACTCGTATTCTAATTCCCTTCTCTTGCAAATCTGTTGGAGAGAACTCCACTTGCTTACCGTCATCCCTGCTACCTCTAATGCAGAACCCATTGTCATTATCGTTGGGTCTTCGGTAACTCTCTCTATCTCGTCAATCTTGATATTTATATCCTCCAAGCTCATAAGTTCAGGCTTCATTGGGATCAACCTTGTTCTATCGCTTCGAGTTAATGCTTTTATATCTTCAAGCATAGATTAAAATATATGGTCGTTAAAGCAGTCTAATATAAATTGTGCTGTAAATGGATAACCAGTAGAATGAGGGCCAATATCAGTAACTTGGTCAGCCTGTATTCTTAAATTTACATTAGGGCCAACAAGTTCAACGTGAGTACCAGCATCATTTATAGTCCCAATAACAAAAGTATTGTTCTTATTCATAATAATAATATCCTTCTTACCAGTTTCGGTAATAACAACACCATTATTAACTACATTTATAGTTATTGCCATCTTTTTTAATTAACGAGGCTAATATACAAATAATTTTCGTAAAAAGCAAATATGTTGATAATTAATTACACCGAGTTGCTTCAAATGGGGTATAATTATAAATTTGTCAACAATACTTGCATATTAATTAAATTTTACTTATATTTGTTTCGTAAATTGAATTGCGCAATAATTCAAGAAAAACATTATTACCCCTGATAGTGGTTAGGATTGCGCCCTTTCCGTTTGATGGGGTTTGTTATTTAATGAGAACTGAAAACAATTTTAAAAAGATAGAAAGCGATTTCTACGAAACTTGGAAAACAAGAGCAATTGTATTATCTGAAATAGGGATGACATATCCTGAATATCTAAATTCAGAACACTGGAAGAAACTAAAAGAAAAGGCATCTAAGAGAAAGGTGTATCAATCGTGTCAGATTTGCAAATCAAAGCAAAATATAAATCTACACCACAAGCATTATAGGTTTCTTATGCACATACACGAATTGCATTCAATAATAGCTCTATGCGAAAAATGCCATAACAAAGTTCACGACTTAGCTAGAGAAAAAAATAAGTCAGTTAGAGAAGCAACATTAATATTGATTAAGACTTGTTGATAAAATAATTTGCTTATTAATTAAAAAATACATATATTAGCGTCATTATTATTAACCTCAAGGCTTAAGAGGTGGAAGAGCTGAACTTTAACTCAAAAGGTTATTGGAACGAGCAAATATGGTTATGACCTAGCAATAGACAACGTAACCTGTATAGAGTTTGATGGGGGGGGGGTATTTTTCTCTTAGCAACCACATTATTATTAAAAACTCTACTCGTTTTTGCGTTAGCAAAAATAGCAAGTCGATGACTTGCGACTCCCCTTATTTCCAAGTTCCCATTTTTTCTACTATAAATTTTACCTTCCCTATATACCTATCTATTTTTCTATTTTAGTATTTAGTATTCCCCCCTATCTATTTTTCGGACGCTATAACATATATGTAAACAGACCTAATTTATGCTGGGTTGTATAATTATGGCAAGCACCGGTAGTTAAAAAAGTTTCGCTAAAGTTTTTTTTATTGCGCTAAAGTTAAACCAAAGGGATTGCTTAAACAGTTAAACTAATTGCTTAAAAGTTAAATTTTATTTTAGATCGGTATACCTATGTACCTATGTCCATATTGCTTTTTAGTTAAACAATTAACTTGTAATTAAATTGTCATAGAAATGTCATAAAGTATTATTGATCTTATTTTATTTTAGAATATAATATATTAGTTATATATTTACATCAGTAAAGGGGACAAGGAAAGAGCTCTTTTACTCAAAACAAACTAAAAACAATTAAAACTTAAAACAATGAAAGCAAACACAAACACAAAAACAAAAGGCGAAAAAGTATTTTTCGGTATTTTATTTACACTGGTAGCAACCTATATTCTTTGGACTGTTAGTACAATGTTTATATCGTACGATCAATACGCTAACCTTTTAAAATCTATTTTAAACTAACTAACATTAATTAATCAATCAATCACAAACATTTAAAAACCAAAATTATGAGAAATTTTAATAAATATCTATTCTTGCAAGATTTAATGACAAATCTAAAAACAGAAATTGAGAAATACAATGTTGATAATATGGACTCAATAAATATCTTAATTGATGAAATAATCAATAACGAGTGTACTTATACCTCTGATTGTTTTGAAATTTGTATAGAGTTAGATGCTACAGATTTTAATGCATATATGTGGCCTGTAAATAATATAGAGCAATTGGCTTTTGTTGCGTTGTATGATTTTGTACACGCAGAGTTTGACTATTTAAAAATCAATGAATTAATAGAAAATAAATTAAACGCATAACCCTAAAAACTAAAATTATGAAAAAATTTAAAGTAGGTATCAAAAAAATAACTGACTGTAGTTACGAGTACAATGTAGAGGCGAGCTCATATGATGAGGCTGAAGCAATTGTATTAAAGAGATTAAAAGAATCAGAATCTAATGACGATATGCTGGTCGAGTATGAGATCAATTACACCACAGAAATAAACAAATAAGACAATAATGAAAGATAAAATAACACTAAAAACGGCCTTAATAGTGATAGGCTTTTTTTCAGCAATTGTAATAACTAACTTAATAGCTAACTTAATAATAAACTAAAATGAAAAAATTAACCAATGCACAATTATTAAAAATATCTAAAAATTTAGATAAATATTTTAATCTATCGAACGACGAACAAATTACCGACGGTTTAAATTGGTATAAAGCTGCGAATACCTTTTGTATTGAAACGGCAAAGCAATTTAATACGACGTCGAGCGTAGTTGCATCTATAGTTTCGGCATTAAGCCCTCGCAATAAATGGCATACTAATTTAAAAGATACAATAACCGTATTAAATGCAGTTAAAAATAATTTAGGCCCTACGGATATAAAAGTTAGTACATTTCATAGCAATAAATTTAAAGCCTTTGCAATTGCAACCGGCAAAACTGAAATAACAAATGAAAGCCGCAAAACGTATTCTTTTGTGCGAAATGTCGGCCAATTAGATGCGGATCGTGTTACTATAGATGTTTGGCATCTTAGGGCCTGTTTTGGTGAAACGATGGGATCAATTGGCAAATTAGCATATGACCAAATAGAAAGCCTAACAATTAGAAAGGCCAAAAGGTTAGGGATTAAAGGTTATGAATACCAGGCAATTATATGGGGATCAATTCAATCTAATTTTTAAATTAATATAAGGCCTTAGGGCCTTTTTTTATCCTGTTTCAGGTGAATTTAAAGCGGATCGTTACCGTTTACAGGATCTAAACTAAAATAAGCCGATATAAAGGCTTAAAATTTGTACATTGATAAATTATACCAAAAATAAATTTAGATAGCTTATAACTGTTTAAAATACGTCCATACTATTTTTACCTATTCATACCAGTTAAGATGAGTTAAAATAAAGCCTTATAAGCAACTCAAATTTAAAATAATAGTAAGGTATTAAATACAAAAGATAATTGAATAGAGGGCCTTAAAATAGGCTTAAATTAAAAATGATGTACAACAAAGTAAGAAAGGAAACACAAAATTTAGATAAAGAAAGGAGAAAATACTACTTAACTAAAAGTTAAAATTATAAACTTAAAATTAAATGTATTAATTAAAAGTTAAAATTGTTAACTAAAATTTAAAATTGGGTAAAATTTACCAAAATTGGCACTACTATGTGATTTTTGAATACCCCTATGTGATTTTTGAATATACCTATGTACTTTCCGATTTCCGAACTCCTGGCTATTTTTGGATAGGATCAAACGATTTTTGGATAAACAATTTTTGAATATATATTTTACGAAAAACTTAACAATAATTTAACACAAAATAATTTTGTAGTTATAAAACTAATACCTTATCTTTGACAATAACAAATTAATTAATCAACAAAAAAAACCAAAAAAAATGACACAATTACTAAACACGATCAACAAGAGAGATTTACAGGATGTATATTCTTTCTTAAAACAAATTGGCCACGACTTATCGGGAGTGGAAACTATTACACCTGCTACCTTGTATAACGATACGGATGGCAAACCAGTTGTAGAGCTTGAGGTATATTCTGATGAATCTTACCCATATTACTTTACCCTACCCCAAACGATTTTCGAGAAGTATGGTAACGAATTTTTTGAACAGGAGTTGCAATTTTTGGAAGTTGACGCTGATTGGAACGATTCCTTAAAAGTTATCCTATCATCAGAATCACCGGTTATTACCTGGTATGAGGATTATGCCGACAAAAGAGATAAAGTTGCTTGTAGCCAATACTTATTAACCCAATTTTTGAACGATTTAACATCAGAACTTTTATTAGCTTAATTATGGAAACCAAAAACAAAGGAAAAATCTTCAGCGTAAGATTTGTAAAGAAAGACGGTACTACCCGATTTATGAAATGTAGAACAGGAGTTACCGCAAAATTAAAAGGAGGCGAATTGCCTTATGATCCTACGAGCAAAGGATTGAAACCAGTTTTCGATTTGGCTTGTAATGATTACCGAATGGTAAACCTAAATACCGTTTACGAAGTTAGCTTCGGTGGTAAAGTTTACCTAAATGACAAAGCAAAAGAATTATTAATCACCCTATAAACCAAAAATTATGACAACCTTAACAAACATTTATTTCGGAGGCGAGAGCTTCAAACAACAATTTAATCAATTAACCATTAAACCCAAAAATGAGATGGAAACACATTTAAAAGAAAAGTATGACGATTTACAGAAATTAACTGATTTAGGCTTTACTAATGTAGAGGCCGGAGATTTTTGCTACTATTTTGACTGCGATGGATATACTTATGTGGTAGATGAAGTTTACGATACCGTAAATGAGAATATAAACTACGCTACGATAATTAGTGGATGCTGTGGTGAAGAAGTGGATAGCGATTGGATGATTTGCCCTAATTGTAAAGAACACGTCTAATGGAAGCAGGAGATTTAGTTTTATGTGTATGTGATTTTGAGAAATTTGTAAATCACTACGATCACGAGGTAAATTACCCGCTGCCAGGAAAGTATTACACAATTAGAAAAGTAAGAAACATAGAAGAAGATAGTATCGTATTTTTGGATGAGGTAATAAACCAGAAGATAACAACAGGTAAGTATGGACGAACCGAAATTGGATTTCAAGGTAGTTGCTTTGTAAAGATACCATCCCCTGATATTTCTGAATTAACAAATTTATTATGAGCAAGACAAAATTATTAATAGACCATAGCTTCACACCTATTGAAGTATCAAGAATGAAGTATTACAGGTTACTTGAAGAGCAAATACTATTTAAAGCAAGTAAGCAAGAGCCGAAGCCTAAAAGATTTTTTAACCTATTAAAAAGAACAGCAATATGATTATTACAAAAGAACAGGGCGAAAAAATAAGAAAGTCCCTTGCAAAAATGAAGATTCTCAATCGACTAATGGATTTTGAATACAATATGGAAATGCCGGATGTAGCAAAGTCATCCCTGGTAAGAAACCACGTCGCTAAATTGAAGACATCAATACAACAAATAGAGATCAACCTAAACCACGTTATTCGTACAAAAGAATCGGACGTATTAGATGAGTTCTGCGGGGAGTTATTGGATAGCCTTACTATCTTATCAATGATGAGTTTAGAGTCGCTACAATCGTTTAATAATGACCTTAAAGAGTTTTTAAAACAACAAGAAGATGAGATTAAGTGATTATCGTAAAAATAGAGGCTTAACGCAAGGCGAAGTAGCCAGTAGAATGGGAGTTACCCAAGTTTATGTGAGTTTGATAGAATCAAGACAAAACCCAACGATAAAAACATTAAGAGCTTATTTTAATGCAATGGGATATACGCTTGACCTTGAGCCGAAGTTTGTAGGCTATAACGCACTAACAAAAAGAAAAGACAAATAATTATTAACAATTTTAACTTAAACTTAAACAATTTAACAATGGATGCAAATTTAGCAAAATTAATCGAGAACCAACAGGATGAAATTATGGCTTTGGAGCAAGAACTCGCAGAAAAAGCAGAAATTATCAGAAATTTAGTAAATATTATTAACAAACAAGAGGAAATTATCAACAAAAATTCGTAAATTAGAGCTATGAAAGAATTAATCAAAAAAATGGTGAAGATTCAAAGTGAATTAAAAGCACCAAAGAACCAGGTAAACAGTTTTGGTAAATACAAGTATAGGTCTTGTGAAGATATTATCGAAGCGGTTAAACCACTACTGGCAAAAGAAGGATTGTATATGAATATTTCCGATGAGATTGTTGAGGTTGGAGGTAAAAACTATGTGAAGGCGGTGGCAACAATTTTTGATGGAGAGAATGTGATAACATCTTCGGCAGTTGCAAGAGAATCTATCGACAAGAAAGGAATGGATGATGCACAGCAAACCGGAGCGACAAGCAGTTATGCTCGAAAATATGCACTCAATGGGCTTTTTGGAATAGATGATCAAAAGGATGCAGATGCTACCAATACTCACGGTAAGGACTCACAACCTGCCAAAGTTTTTCAACCTTCCAATAATTTTAACCTATAATGGAAAAAAGCATATTAGGATGGGTACTGATTACCACATCGGCACTAATTTTTGGAAAAGCGTTTAGGCTTTTAGACATCGAGTGGTTTTGGGCCTTCTTCCCTTTTATCTTTACTATGGTGTTATCAATTATTTTCTTACTATTAACCAATAAAAGCAATGGAAAAGAATAAATATATTCCTCACGGTTCTGAAGAATGGCACAAGGTCAGAAGTGGTAGGTTTACTCCAAGTGAACTCCATAGATTAATGGTAGAGCCAAGAACAAAGTCAGAGCTTATTTCCGAAGGTGCTAAAACATATATTAAAGAAAAGGTTGCAGAAACTTTAACTGTCGATATAAGCAATGAGAAAATGTTTAGAGGTAATGAGGCTACCGAATGGGGGAACTCTTACGAGAACGAAGCCATCCAAGTATTTTCTGAATTTATTAACCAACCTATTATCCCCAGTGGATTTATAATTTATGATGAGAACTTTGGTGGAACCCCTGATGGTGTTTGTGAAGATGGTACTTTTGGTATCGAAATTAAGTGTCCTTACAATATCGCTATTCATTTGGATAATCTTCTTCTCGATTCGGATAGTTTTAAGAAATACCGTAAAGAATATTATTGGCAAATTCAAGGCTATTCTTTATTAACCGGAATTGAAGATTGGTATTTTGTTTCTTATGATCCTCGTCAGATAAAGTATAATTTAAAGGTATTGCCGATAAAAAGAAATGAGGATGATATACAATTAATAAAAGAAAAATTAGGACTTGCAATAGAATATAAACAACAATTAATTAATAATTTAAAACAACAAAAATGAGTACAACAAAACAAACCCAGTATTGTGGTGGAGCAAATCAGTTAGGCGAAGATTTACTAATTGACTTAAACCTTAACCAACTAAAGCAAATTTTGTCAAATGCAGAAAATGCTAAATTCCAAAGAACTTTTACAACAAAGGATGGAGTGGAAAATGTTACAATTAAGCTAAAGGCTGTTAAGTTAAAAGAGCCAAAGCAATACCAAACACATTTCCTATGCTTAAATGACTATGTTAAAGGCGAACAAAAAAACGACGACCTCCCTTTCTAAAATTAAGTTTACAGAGGATTATCGTTGGAGCTTAGCATTTGAAGCTATTAATGAGTTGACTGGAGCAACCCCGAACGCACTACGACGTGCAAGTAGGGTAACTCCTCTTCCTGCTTCGAGAATGATAATTTCTTATGTGATGTATAAAGAGTTGTATATGACTCCCGAATACATTTCGCATCAACTTAACAAGGATAGGACAGCAATTTATTTTTATGTAAAGGTAATGGACGAGTATAAGGATAAAACTCCTTACAAAGAATATTACGAGGCTTACAGAGAATTATTTTATAGGAAGATAACCTTGCTTGGATATGTTTGCACTTGTTGTGGAGCATTAGAACCAGCGATTAAAGGAGATAAATTTTTAAAACCAAAGACAAATGAATAATATTTTAATTAATGGAGATTTCAGAGATTATGAATATCCTAAAGGTATAACTATTACAGACCCTCCATATAATCAAAACTACCATTATAGTAATTATAAAGACAATTTAAAAAAAGATGAATATTTATTATTATTATCTTCAATAAAAAAACCTTGCGTTATTATACACTATCCAGAGGAAACTATAAATTTACTTCCTAATATTTTTGGAAAATGTGAGCAAGTTGTTTCTTGGGTTTATAATTCTAATACAGGTAAACAACATAGGCTTATTTCTTGGTGGGGTTGTAAACCAGATTTTTCTAAATTGACACAACCTTATAAAAATCCAAATGATAAAAGGGTAAAAAAATTGATTGAATCTGGTAGAAGTGGTGCTAAATTATATGATTGGTGGGAGATACAGCAAATTAAAAATGTTAGTAAAGAAAAAACAGAGCATCCTTGTCAAATACCAGAAGAGGTTATTAAAAGAATTTTATTGACAACAGTAAATAAAGATGAAACAGTAATAGACCCATTTTCTGGAAGTGGAACTGTTTTAAAAGTATGTAATGATTATGGATATAATTCAATAGGATATGAAATTGATAGTAAATATTGTGATATAATTAAACAAAGATTAAAACCAAAGACAAATGAAATTTAGAGAATCAGAAATTAACAGGCTATCGGATGCTTGTTGCAAAGAATTTAACGTAAATATTGATGACTTTTTTATTAAAAGCAGAAGAAGAATTTTAGTGGATGCGAGGAGAACATTTTTCCATATCATTAAAAACTTTTACGATATTAACGAATTAGAGATGAGTATATCTTTACCTTTTAATTACCATAGAACTACAATTATGTTTCAGGTAGATTGTGCAGATGATCTCATAAAGTTTGATAGTAAATACCTTGAAAAATATAAGAAGGTTTATAAGAGCTTTACTGGAAGTAACTTTGAGGTCAAAGAACCTAATAAAAGAAATTACAAAAAGAAGTTTAAACAAAATTAATAATGAGTGGCTATTATTATACCCTACCGGCAGATATTTTTTATGACAAAAAGTTATCGGTAAACGCTAAACTATTGTTTTGCCTAATAGCCAATTTTTGTAATAAGTATGGGAAATGCTATGTAAGTAATAAGCACTTGGGAGAAACTTTGGATAGGTCGGAATCTACCATTTCTCGGCTTGTTTCAGAGCTTGTAGAAGCAGGTTATTTGAACTCAATAGTAGATAAAAACGATAGCAATAAACGCACTCTTACCCTATACGCAAAAATGCCTATACCTATACGCAAAAATGAGGATACCTATACGCAAAAATGCGAAGATAATAATACTATATATAATACTACTAAACTTAATATATTCAAAGAGGTAATTTCTTATTTAAACGAGAAGGCAAATACAAACTTTAAAGAAAGTAATAAAGCCAACCAAAGAATGATAAGTGCAAGGATGGATGAAGGCCATACATTAGAAGATTTTAAAACAGTAGTTGATAATATGGTTGCTAAATGGAAAGGAACAGAATGGGAACAATATTTAAGACCACAAACTTTATTCCAAGCAAGTAAATTCGAAAATTATCTTAACTTTGTAAAACAAGAACCTAAAACCAATAAAATTATAATATGAAACACGGATCACTTTTTTCAGGTATCGGAGGATTTGAACTTGCTGCCCAGTGGATGGGATGGGATAATATTTTCCATTGCGAGTGGAACGAGTTCGGACAAAAAGTATTAAAATATCATTTCCCTAAATCAATAAGTTATGCAGACATTACAAAAACAGATTTCTCTATTCACAGAGAAACAATTGACATTCTCACAGGAGGATTCCCTTGCCAACCATACTCAACAGCAGGAAAAAGGCTTGGAAAAGAAGACGAACGCCATCTATGGCCCGAAATGTTACGAGCAATTCGAGAGATTAAACCACGTTGGATTGTGGGCGAAAACGTACTCGGACTTATTAATTGGTCAGAAGGGTTGGTATTCGAAGAGGTGCAATCTGACTTGGAAGCTGAAGGGTACGAAGTACAACCGTATGTACTTCCAGCTGCAAGCGTTGGTGCACCCCACAAAAGAGATAGGGTTTGGTTCGTTGCCCACTCCGACAGCATCGGATTGGAAGGGGGGATGTACGAGAGCGGGAGAGAACGCAAAGTTTCAAGACAGTATGCTACAACATTACATCCACGCAAGACA